AATATTGCTCAGGAATACCGAGATGTTGATGAGATGTACTTTACCTATAACACGGACTTTAGAGGTCGCTTATATCCAATTCAGCAGATCCTCAATCCACAATCAACAGGTGCAGTCAAATCATTTTTAGAATTTTCTGAAGGTCAGCATTTAGATTCTAATGGGTTCTATTGGTTAAAAATTCACATTGCTAATACCTACGGACTTGATAAGGCATCTTACAATGATCGTATTAAGTGGGTAGATGAGCATAGTGAAGAATTGATTGAGTGTGCTGTAGATCCTTTCTACAATTTAAAGTTCTGGAATCAAGCAGATGAACCTTTAATGTTTCTTGCTAGTGCAAAAGCGTATGCTGATGCTAGTAATGGTTTTAAGGTATACCTACCAATTAATCTTGATGCTACCTGCAGTGGTTTACAACTATACGCAGGTCTACTGAAGGACGAAAATGGCGCTAAGGTAGTCAATGTGATTGATAAAGGAACTGGAGGCACTTCGGATAAACCTGCTGATGTCTATACGGATGTTGCAGTCCAAGTAGAAAAGTATTTGGAGGAGGGAAAACACCCTACACAATTTACTTTCACTACTAGGGATGGTGTTAATAAAACTGAGAGTACGATTACTGAAGCAAATGACTTGCAGGGTAATGTTACTCGGAAGTTAACTAAGCGTAATGTGATGACTGTACCTTACAGTGTTACAAAACGAGGTATGTATGATCAAGTGAGAGAATTACTTGATGAGATGGAAGACAATGAAGAGGTGTTTTGGAAAGGTGATAAATGGATTGTTGCTAGATTATTAGTTGAATTAAATAAGAAAGCAATTGACTCAGTTATCAAAGGGGCGAGTACGGGACAAGACTTTGTTAAGTCAATAATTCACGATTACTATGAGGAGGAAACAGAAAAACCACTTGTATGGACAACGCCCTACTACCATTTTCCAGTAGTACAGTGGAAAACCAAGACTTCAAAAGAAAGAATAAAAACAGTTCTTGGTTCATTAGCAGTAAGAAAACCAACAAACAAAATTAATAAACAACAACAGTACAACGGTATTGCACCAAATTTAATTCATAGTCTTGATGCAACCCTGATGTATTTAACTGTTGAAAAACTTAGACAAAAAGGAGTCAATAGTTTTATGTTAATTCACGATTCGTTTGGAGTACCAGCGAATGATGTTGATTTTCTTAATGATGCAGTTCGAGAATCTTTTGTCGAGTTGTTTAAAGAGAAACCATTACATTTATGGGTCGAACAGATTTATCCTGATCGATTGGGGGAGTGTGATAAGGTTATGATTGACACACTAAACCTAGATGATGTGTACGATTCTACGTACATTTTTTCATAGAGGTTACACTAAAGCAGGAAAAACATTTTATGTTAATAAAAGCACTTGAGGAGGCATTGCTACAATTGTCTACATCGATCCGAATGATTGAAGATTATGGAGATGATAAGTTAGCAAAATTGGAGGCGAAAAGAGTATTTCTAATCGCTATGTTAAAACAACTTGATATTGAGTTAGAAATCCTAAATCAGGAATATGACGAAGCAGGTTATGACATAGAGGAAGAAATGACTACCTTGAAGTTATTCGAGGATAGTAGGAATGCTTATAACGATATTATGAGCAATTTGTTTAAACCTAAACACTGAGGGTAAAAATATGGCAAAAGTCATTAATGAAACTAAGGGACGTGCTGTGGTTACACCACGTGGTTCAGCATCTTGGGTAAAGATCAAAGATCCAGATACAACATTCGATGCGGATGGTATCTTTTCTGCGAACATTGTCTTAGATCCTGAAGCGAGTGACGTTCAGAAGTTTATTTCCAATATGGAAAAACTACGTGATCAAGCATTTGAAGAAGCAAAGCGTAATCTTGCTCCAGCAAAAGCGAAGTCATTAGCAGTGAAAGACGTATTTCACGAGGAAATGGATAAAGAAGGAAATGAAACTGGAAAGATTTTCCTGAAAACCAAAACCAAGGCGAAAGGCGTTGATCGTAATGGAAATGAATACAATGTAACAATACCAGTGTTCGATGACAAAGGTGTCGAGCAAAAAGATTGGAATTTACTAATCGGTAACGGTAGTGTTATTAAATTGCAGGTATGGGCAAATCCATACTATATGGCAAATGGAAATTTCGTAGGTATCACACTTAAGTTGAAAAAGATCCAGATCATTGATCTCATTAAATATGAGGCAGGTGGCGAATCATTTACTGATGAGTCAGGTGATGGATTTGAAGATACTTCAGAAACTTTTGAAGATTCAGACGGAGATTTCTAGGAGAGAGAAATGGGTACATTCGTAAAACATACTAGTTGTGAAGATTGCGGTAGCAGTGATGCAAATGCAGTATATGAGGATGGTTCTGCCCATTGTTTTTCTTGCGGTGCATACACTCACAAGGATGGTGAGTCAGCACCAATAGAAAAGACGTTCAAAAAAAGTCAAAAAATTTTATTGCAAGGAACGTACAAAGCAATTCCAAAAAGGAAAATCAGTGAGGAAACCTGCCGAAAGTATGGTTACCACATTGCTGAAGATTCTAAGGGTGCTACTGTGCAGGTCGCAAACTATTATGATAAGGATAAAAAACTAACTGGTCAGAAGATCCGTGGTGTCAACAAACAGTTTTATTCTGTGGGTCAAACATCATTGCTCTTTGGTCAGCAGTTATTCTCATCTGGTGGTAAGAAAGTTATTGTTACTGAGGGAGAGATTGATGCTCTCTCTGTAGCAGAAGCATTCGGATCTAAATGGCCTGTTGTTTCCTTAATCAATGGTGCTCAATCAGCATTTAAAAACCTTAAGGCAAACCTAGAATGGTTACTATCATTTAAGGAAGTTGTACTGTGGTTTGACGATGATGATCCAGGACACCAAGCAGTAGAAGACGTTGCTGACTTGTTTAAACCAGGTCAATTAAAGATCATTACACAAAATGGTTTCAAGGATGCTAATGAATTATTAGTATCGAAGGGTAAGTCCGCAGTTGTATCTGCATCTTACTCTGCAGAACCATTACGTATTGATGGTGTAGTAAATGGTAAAGACTTATGGGATCTAGTATCCAAGGAAGAAGTCTTTGAAACTTATGAGTACCCTTTCCCTATGCTGAATGAAAAGTTCAGAGGTTTAAGAAAAGGTGAACTCGTTACATTTACTGCTGGATCTGGGGTCGGAAAGAGCACGATAGTTAAAGAGATTACTTACCATCTTATGATGAAAGAGAAACTCAGCATCGGTTACGTTGCACTTGAAGAAAATGTTAAACGTAGTGCATTGTCATTTATGGGAATGTATTTAAACAAACCATTATTTTTTGAGTTCGGAAGTGTTCCAATGGAAGACAAGAAGAAAGCATTCGAAAGTACCTTAGGCACTGGAAGGATGTATCTTTATGATCACTTTGGTTCACTCGATGAGGATAACTTACTTAAGAAACTACGACTAATGATTACACAAAATAATGTGGACTTCATTGTCTTGGATCACGTAAGTATTGTTGTCTCTGGTAACAATGATGGTGATGAAAGGAAGGCTATCGATGCTCTGATGACTAACCTACGTAGTCTTGCTGAGGAAACTCAAGCAGGAATCATAGTTGTCTCACATTTAAGACGACCACAAGGTGACAAAGGTCACGAAGATGGTGCAAATGTATCACTCTCTCAGTTGAGAGGATCGGGTGCAATTGCTCAACTATCTGATGGTGTCATAGGTGTAGAGAGGAATATGAGAGATGATGATTTTAGTAATCACGTTAAGTTACGGGTACTAAAGAATCGTTTTGTAGGTGATGTTGGCCTTGCAGATACTCTGGTCTACAAAAAAGAGACTGGCAGAATGTCTGTCGTAGAAGATGACTTTATTGAGGGAGAATTTTAATGTTGTTATTTGATTTGGAAACAGATGGATTCCTGGAGGACGTGACAAAGATACACTGTGCTGTAACTTATGACACTGATACTCAGGAGTACAAACGTTACCGACCTGAAGACATTGATACATTAATCGATGATCTAAAAAGTGCAGATAGTATCGGAGCACACAACGGTATTAACTATGACATCCCCGTAATAGAGAAACTCTATGGGATAGATTTATACAAGGAGTGTAAGGTACTAGACACTTTTGTTCTTAGTCGCATTGCATACTACAACCTTATGAACCTCGATGAGGGTAACAAAAGTTTACCTCCAGCGGTGAAAGGGTCTCACAGTTTGAAGGCGTGGGGTATGCGACTAGGTGAGTACAAGGGAGAGTATGGTTCTCAAGATAATGCTTGGGATACTTTTAATGAGGAGATGTTAGATTACTGTGAGCAAGATGTTAAGGTAACAGTAAAACTATACGAACGTTTATTGAAAAAGAATGTCCCTGACTCAGCACTCGATGTTGAGCAGGACTTCGCTTACATTATTAATAGACAGTCACGTTATGGTTGGTACTTTGATATTGAAAAAGCACAGTTTCTACACGTTGAACTTAACAAACAAAAAGAGGCAATCGAAAAAGAGTTAGAAGAAACTTTTAAACCTCTTAAAGATTGGGTAGCGATGAAAGAAGTACCACAATATAGAATTGATGGTGTTGAGAGTAAGAACTATCTCAATCAAGTTAAGAAGGGAGCACATCGTGATCCTAAACTAGGCTGGGGAAGATGGGAGGAGACTTGGTTTAATCCATCAAGTAGACATCACATCATTCGCTGGATGAAAGAAGTGTACAACTGGGATTCACCTAAGAAGACTGACAAAGGTACACCTATTATTAATGAAGACACGCTAAAGAACTGTGATATTCCTGAGGCACAATTACTCAGAAAATACTTTTTATTACAAAAGGTATTGGGTATGTTGGTTGAAGGGGCGAACGGTTGGTTGCGTTTAGTCAAAGATGATAATAGGATACACGGTCAAGTTAACACCTTAGGTGCAGTCACTGGTCGTTGCACACACAACAAACCTAATGTTGCTCAGACACCAAGCAGTCGTGCTTTTATGGGTAAAGAATGTAGACAACTGTTTACTGTTCCCGAAGGTAAAAAGATTGTAGGTGTTGATGCATCAGGTTTGGAATTGAGAATGCTTGCACATTATATGGCCGCCTTTGATGGTGGTGCTTATGGTGAACAAGTAGTTAATGGTGATATTCATACGATTAACCAAGAAGCAGCTGGTCTACCAACTAGAGACAATGCTAAAACTTTTATCTATGGTTTTCTCTATGGTGCAGGGAATGCAAAGATAGGAAGTATTGTAGGTGGGTCTCAAAAAGTTGGAAAAAATTTAAAAGAGACTTTTTTAAAAAGGATTCCAGCATTGGCAAAACTTACTACAGCTGTCAAGAAGTCAGCTAGTAAGGGATTCCTTCTTGGTTTAAACAAAAGAAAGTATGAGATTCGTAGCGATCACGCTGCACTTAATGTATTACTACAGGGTGCAGGTGCATTAGTTATGAAGTATTACCTAGTCGAACTAGACAAAAAGTTACAAGAGACTATGACTCCAGGTAAGGAGTACGAGTTCATTGGTAACATTCACGATGAGGTTCAGATAGAAGTAGATGAAAACAAAGCAGAGATCGTAAAAGAAATTGCTGAGTCTACATTTGCTGATGTTGAAAAACTTTTGAACTTCAGAGTTAAGTTGGAAGGTGAGGCTAAAATTGGGAACACTTGGTATGATACACATTGATATTAAACCACTCAGTACCAATGATATGTATGGTGGTAGAAAAGTTAAATCTTATAAGTACAAAAACTATGAGAGAAAACTACTACCACTATTACCTAATGATTTAGAGATACCGAAAGGTAAACTTCAATTATTTATAGCAGTAGGTCTTAGCAGTAAACTTGCTGATTTGGATAACGTACTCAAACCTTTTATTGATTGTCTTCAGATGAAGTATGCATTTAATGATAAGCATATTTATATGTTGACTGCATCAAAGACTGATGTAAAGAAAGGTGAAGAGTTTATTGAATTTAGTTTGGAGGGAGTATGAACAAGCAGATCGGGGGAGACCACTATAACCTATCGATACAACCAATTGATTTCATTATGCATAATGGTTTTGGTTATTGCGAAGGTAACGTGATCAAATATATAAGCAGACATCAAGATAAGAATGGTGCTGAAGATATTAAGAAGGCCATTCACTACTGTGAATTTATTTTGAAACACGTGTACGGAGAGGAGAATGACACAAAATGAATTACTTTATTATATAAAT